GTTCCGTAGCGCAAGGTCTGACCAAGTCGGTAGACTTCCTATAACAGGTCGTTAGGTATGGCGCGGTTGCAGAACGCTAGGCTTGTTACTAAGCGCAAAACCAAGGTTAAAGGACCTTCCGCCTTTTTTAGACCGGGTGATCAAAACGCAGCGCAGAAGGTTTCAGTCTCGACTTATGGTTTAAACGGATCAGGCCAAGGCTTGGCTGAGATCGGCACGCCGATTCCAATTTTATTTGGCAACAGAACAAGCAATAGTGGTGGTTTTGTTCACATGCCATCAATGATTTACCAGCGTATGCACAGCGATGGAACGTACCAATGGATTCGCGCTGGTTATGTTATTGGCGAAGGTCTTGTAGATAGACCGCCGGAACGGGGAATTAGGAATGGAACTGAAATGATCCATTCTTTCAACAAATTTTTCTACGACATTGCTTTCAGCAATGGAGCTGATGATGACGAAGACCCTAAAGATTCAAACACAAATAACTACGGTTCTTTCACAGGTTTGTCTAGCACCTTGGCGCCTAGCGGCAAATATTTTACGATTCAAGAACCAAGCGACGGGCAAAATAATCAAAGGCGAGGATTTTCACAATCGTTTGACCCGGGCAAGACTTTTGGCTTAAAGGGCGAACCACCTGATTGCGAAAGTACAATTGACCCAGATTTTGAAGGTCAGCTGCCTTTCCCGACTGAACCACAATTCGTTGAATTTAATGCAGTTGAAGCGCAGATAACCAACACAATTAAAAGCGACACAACAGAGTTTGGCTTTGCTGTAGATCTGCCACAGCCTTCTCCTATAGGAGAAGAGTCTGGGCAAGTTCCTGTAGGCAGTCAATGGCGGTGGTCTGCTCCGAATACCACAGTCAGTCCACTTGTCACAGTGCTTTGCCCTGGTGGCTCGTATGATGCGCTTACAAAAGTGCCTCTCATTATTGGAAAGGCACAGCTTACAACAAGTGTTATAAGTCCAGTCGATAAAATTCAAATTATTTCAACCGATACTGCGTTTTTTGCCTTATATAGACCTTATTATGACGCTTTCCCTGTTGATGCTTTATCGAAAGCATATAGCAGGTTTCAGGCTACTTATGGGTCTGACGATAAAGTCTTTTTTATTAAGTTAAAGAAAAAAGGCAAGCCGTCACCAATTTATTCCGCTCAGAAAAAAGATTTTCTTGAGGCAGAAGAGGGAGGCAGTGGTCTGGGTGCTAACTGGTACAGAGTTGATGGAAAATTGTCGGAAGCTACCTGGAATAATTCTGACCCATGCGAGATCGGCGAGGTTGTTGGCTTCGGTGACCTTGAAATACTTTCGGATACCAGAGTTCCTAAGATGTTTTGTAGGGTTTATTACAGAGAAATTGGCAACCAAAACGATACGTGGCGAAAGCTTACGGATAGGCTTGTCTGCTTCATCAATCCAAATCCAGCCACAATTTATGCCGATCTTCGTGTAGTTCATCCTCGTAAGGAGGCTTATGAGTTCAAGATAAAGCCGTTACTGCCTGTGCAAGTTGCGGATCAGGTAAGTGCAAGGTACAAGAAATGCAGATATGGTATTGACTTGGGTGATAACAATGATCCGTCAAAATCGTTTGTTTTGTATCCTGACAGCAAGCAGGAGCATGTCGTAGACGTCAACGATGGCTTTACTGTAGTTTTCAAAGGTTTTTACGAGCCAGTTACAACGGATGTAGAGCTTGACGACCAGACAACAGATGTGACTATCGGCGTTTCGTACGTCAATGAAGGCATAGACGAAGAGATCGACTATCCGTTCATGTCAACAAGTATTTTGACATTACGTGCAGGGCAAAATATCAGCGGTCTTTCGCAATTTAGCTTGTACTACGAAGAAGGCGCAAAAGTTGAAAAAACCGATTTAACAGTTGGGCCGTCAAACAAATTTCCAGATCTTTGCTATCACTTATTAACGTACTATCCAAGCACCAAGACGCTAACTGGCAATCGAGCGGCTGGGCCGGTCAAAAGAAGTCAAGTTGACACCCAATCGTTTTTAGATTCAATCAGCTACACCCAATCAAAGGGTTTGTTTTACGACGGTGTCGTCAAGGATCGTGTTGGCATTCATGAGTTTATAAGTGAAAACTCAAAATTCTTTTTGCTGCGTTTTGGACTTCAGAATGGCAAGTACGCTTTGTTTCCTGCGCTTCAAGATTCTGCTACTAAAACTAGTACAGCTTCATCTAGGCAGATTGTTACCGGAGACATTTTAAATGCAAACTCATTTAAAGTTAGTTACGCTCCACTTATAGAAAGGGATGATGCGTTTGTATCTGTTATCTGGCGAAGGCAGGAGAGGTTCATGTTTGGAGTTAATGAAACGGTAACTGTTTCGCCTCGTGGCTACGAGGGTGCCAATAGGTTGATGTATGACCTGTCGGGATTCTGCACGTCTGAAGACCATGCACTTGCAGTGGCGCGTTTCATGCTTGCGATGAGGGTCCAACAGGACCGGACTGCCAGCTTTACTTGTGCCAAAAGTGATGTGGACCTGACTCCAGGCCGTTTATTCAAGTTTGATTTTTCAGTTTCAACCAGTAATGGCAAGACCTATGTGAACCAAGACCAGTACCAAGTGACCAATACCACTTATCGTGAGGACGGGTTGCTGGATGTTCGAGCTGTCTACATGCCCAGTGTCATGGCACAATCTGTTTTTAGCTCTGATTCGTATCCCAAGGTGTCATGAGCTACCCAACGCTGGAGCCAACAAGTCGGACTTGGACGCTAGGGCAAGCGGGTCAAGGTTCTTTTACCGCAGCCAGTGGTGCTGAAACGCGGGTGTTGTTTGGTGCGTTGGTCCTGAACCAGCAGCTAGAGCTGAGTTACACAAACATCACAGAAGCGCAGGCACGCCTTTTTGATCTCCATCATGTGAGTACCAGAGGAACTTTTGACAGTTTTTCGCTACCTACTGAGGCGTTTGCGGGGATGGGAAGTGCTTTCGGCACATATGCCAACAGGTGGCGTTACAGGAGTTCTCCTAAGATTGTGTCGGTAAAAGATGGCGTTCATACTGTTAGCGTGAGCCTGCTGGCCGTTACTAGCTAAACTTGCGTCATGGCGAAGTATTTCACTGGCACAAACGGCGCTTTTCTGGTTGACAGCACCCAGACGGCAAAAGTTTCTTCCTGGTCTTTGAACGCCCAGGTTTCAACGTTAGAAACGACGACGTTGGGTGATCATGCTCGAGAATATATTGCAGGGATCCAGTCGTTTAGTGGAACGGCAACTCTGTATTACTACATTGATGCCAACAACAACCTCGACGGCCAGCAAATTCTCAACGAGGTAATACGCACGGGTCCTGCAAACACAAATGCTCAGCACAGCTTGACGTTGCGATTACAGGAGTTGCCTGCGCGTCAGGTCAAGTTGAAGGTAATTATTACTTCAGCAAGCATCTCCGCAACGGTTGGCGAAATTGTGACGGCCGAGATCTCATTTACTGGGACGGAACCACTTCAGGAGGCTTCGCTAACGCAATAATGGCAATTTATCTAGGCAATTCTGGTTTTATCGAGTTCAGCCGTAGTGGTGCTGAAGCGGGATTAATTACTGACGTTGATCCTGCTGATGTCAACGTTACGGCAAAGCGTTTGAGCTTTGACTTTGGCAACAGTGAGTTCATGACAGGGGACTTAGTCGAGTTTACGCGACTAAATGCTGCTGGAACGATTGACACCAGTGACTTAGATTTCGTTGCAACAGCAAGCTTTCCTGGCGGGGCGGCATCACCGCAAGCTGCATGGTACGCCAATGTTGATGATCAAAATGGTGTTCGGCTGTATAGCACTTCAGCACTAGCGATCGAAGGGAATACTGCTGATGCAGCAACGTTGCAAACACCTAGTTCAACGTACAAAGTGCGTGCAGTTTTAAAGAACAATACGTTTAGGTGTTTTGGTCAGCTTCAGTCATACGAATTAAACACTGATCGTGAAGTTGTTGATGTCACGGCGTTGGGCGAGCATACGCGCCAAAGCATCAGCAGCCTGATCAGCGGATCTGGGTCAATGACTGCGTTTTGGGATTATGCAGTATCTGCCAATATTTGTCGTTCAAACACTGAGGTTGAGGCAAGCAATTATTATCACCAGTTGATTCTGCGTCAACAACAGGGTTCGAGCTTCAAGGGGCAATTCTTCATCAGTAATCCAGAGACTGGGTCGTTATCAAAGCTGGTGTATTACGAGACGAATGCTTTGGTGACTAGCGTGGCGGTTTCCTTTGGGGCCGGCGATGTTGTGCGAAGCCAGATTGAGTTTGTTACGACTGGTGAGATCAAGCTGCGAATCCAAAAGCCAAGTGCCTTGTTGAATCAACTGATTAACCAGACTGGTGGTGCTTATACGCTTTCCAGTGGTGTCGGTAGACTCGGGCTAACGAATCCATAAGCCCTATTAGGGAGTCCTCTGAACATGGCTGACTACAAAATTACAGACCTGACAGAGATCCTGGCATCTTCTGTCGCAGCCGATGATTTGACGCTGCTGGTTGATGTTTCAGCCACAGACGACAAAAAAATTAAGGTTGAAGAGTTAGCGAAAGCAGCGGCCACCCATTTCACGGCTGGATCAATCAACGGCAACAAGTTGGTTAATGACAGCGTTACGGCAACACAGATTGCCGATGCAACCATTACGGCAACTCAACTAGCTACAGATTCAGTTGCCAGAGCTGAGGTTACAGCTGGTGAAATTAGTGGAGCGGCAACAGGTCGTGGCAAGGTTCATATTGAAGCTGGTTCGATCAATGCCACGGACATTGCCGCCGGATCAATCACTAACACTCAGTTGAGTGGTGGAACGTTATTACCTACGGGTGGTATCACTGACGCGGATGTAAGCGTCATTGCTGCAATCCAAGTTTCAAAACTTGAAGCGGTTGCACCGAATGTTTTGCTGGCTGGGCCTGTTGGCGGCGCAAGTCCTTCTTCGGTTACAGCTCGTGCGTTGGTTTCAGCGGATCTTCCTGTTGCCACAACAACGGCTTTAGGCGCTGTTTCCGTTCCAGCAAGCAATGGTTTGTCACTTGCGGCTGGGGTACTTACTCACACCGACACGGTAACTGCAGCTGATCTGGGCTGGATTTCGTTTAGCGGTAGTGGTCACATTCTTAGTGGCAGGGCTATTGCGGCTGGCGATTTGCCTGTTGCGACAACCTCAGCTCAAGGAATTGTTCAGGCCGGTTCCGGCATGGCGATCACGTCTGGTGTTTTGTCGTTGAACACTGCTAGTGCAAGCCAGCTTGGTGGGATTCAACTTGGCAGTGAATTTGCGACTGGATCTGGTGGCACGCTTGAACTTGCAACTTCTGGTGTCACTGCTGGCATTTTCCCAAAAGTTACGGTCAACAGTAAAGGCGTTATTACTGCTGGCGGTGTTCTAGTTGACACGGACATTCCGAACCACAGTGCAGCACTGCTGACTTCTGGAACGTTAGATATTGCTCGGGTTGGAGCTAATGCGATTACTGGCGCAAAGATGGCAAATGACTCAACTTGTGTCATTGCAGCTACTGCACCAGCCAGTGGCGACTTTGAGGGGCAGCTTTTTCTGAATAGCAGCTCTAACACGCTTAGCGTTTGGAACGGATCTGCGTTTGTCGGTGTCAGTGCTCAGGCAACTGTCGACGACGGGACGTACTAGACGTCTTTGCTAGGCTTGTTTTGTAAGTTCCGGCTCTAGGGCGTTAAGGAATGGCAATTCAGAATTTACGCAGCTCAGTTGCGCATAAACGGCCTGTTGCTGGCTCAATGTCAGACGGGCAAATTGCTCTTAACAGCAACGCAACTAGTGCTGGTCTGTTCTTCAAGGATGCAAGCGGCAATTTAATTAAAGCCGGTCCGGTTTCTGTTGGAACGTCTGCACCAAACAGCTCACCAGCTGGTTCAAGTGGAAATAGCGTTGGCGAGATTTGGCTCGACACAACTGGTAGTAACTATGTCATCAAGATTTGGGACGGAAGCGCATGGCGCAATGAATCCGGAGGTCTAACAAGTGCTGATATTGGCGTTACGGTCCAGGGCTATGACGCCGACACTGCAAAGACGGATCTTGCGCAAACGTTCACTGCTGGACAGCGCGGCGAGGTTACAACGCTGACAGATGGGGCAAACATCAGTGTTGATCTAGCGGCAAGCAATAATTTCAGCGCAACGTTGGCTGGAAACCGGACACTAGATAATCCAACAAACATTGTTGCGGGACAAAGCGGATCAATCTTTATTGCTCAGGACGGTACTGGCAGTCGCACCTTGGCTTATGGCAATGTCTACGACTTTGCTGGTGGCACCGCACCAACATTGACGACAGATGCTTCTGCTGTGGTTCGGATTGATTATCTGGTTCGTAGCGCGACATCAATCCAC